CTTGCGCTCTTCAACTGTGGTGTGGATGTAGGCCTGCACGTTGTGGCCCATGGCGTGGTTGATCAGCATCTCGCCGATCAGGAAGTCGATACCCAGGTCCGCCCAGCCGGTGCGGGCCAACTTGCGCAGGTCGTGACTGGTCCACTCGCCCTGCCCCAGCTGCGTGAATACCAGGCTGGCCTGACCCTCGCTCATGCCTTTGCCATGACGGGCCGGAAACAGGTATTGCCCGGTGTAGCCGATATCGGTCTGGCGATGACGGTAGTGGGCCAGCAGCGCACACACCTGATCGGTCAGAGGGAGCGAATGCTCGACTCGGGTCTTGGTGTGCACCGCCGGGATATGCCACGTACGGTCGGCCAAGCTGATATGCGACCAGAGCGCCATGCGGGTCTCACCAACGCGCGTACCGTGGCACAGCATCATCAAGGCCAACATGCCGTGCGCCGGCCGCCGCTCGAAGGCATCCGCCAGTTGCTCCAGCAGATCCTGGACCTGCACACCGCGCAGCCGCGCCGCCTTGGCCTTGATCTTCGTCTTGGAGAAATCGCTGAACTTGATCCCGGCCATCGGATTGGTGGGGATCATTTTGAGCACGAACGCCTGCCGGCAGGCCAGCACCAGCAGCGCGAATATCAGCCGAACGAACTCCAGCGAAAGCTTCTCCTGCAGCGGCCACATCAGCTTGGTGTCGAGCGTTGCGCGATCAATCTCAGCGAAGGCCAGGCCGCCCACGCGCGGGATCAGATGGCACGCAATGGCAGACTTGGCCGTGGCTTTGCGCTTGGCCGACAGGTGCCGGTCTCGACTCATCCGGTCGCTGTACCAGGCCAACAGCTCGCCCAAGGTAGCCCACGGGCATATCGCAGCGGTAGCGTTCGCATCGGCGCCCAGCCGCTGCCGAGTCTCAGGCAGCGCCGCCAGCACAGCCTTGGCCGACAGATCAGGGTAGGAGCCGATCCGCATCCACTTCTTGCGCACGACCAAGCTCCAGGTGCCACGCGGGCGGGCTTCGGTAAACCGAAAGTATAGGCCGGGGTGACGCGGGTCGCGCATGAGCACAGCGGAAGGATCCTCCGCGCGGCGACGTAGCTCGGCGTCGGAGAAAGCGACCAGCATGGTCATACAGCGACCCTCGTTGGTGCCAAGCGCAGATAGGCCCGCAGCTGTTCCATGGCATCGAAGTGTCCACGGCAGACGATCGCCAGATAACCCTGCTCACTGAGCTGACGTATCCACGTGTACTGGCTGATCGATACAGCGGCGTCGTTCGGCGGAGTGGCCTTGAACTCGATGTACAGGCCGAAGAACCCGCCACGCGCCATCGGCAGGACCAGGTCCGGCACGCCGGCCTTCACGCCCTGCCCTTTCAGCTTGGCTGCGACAGCCTTGTGCCGGTGACCGCCGTTAGGAACGTGGTAGATCAGCACGAACACCTCGGGGTAGCGCAGCTCGATCTCACGCATCAGGGCGGCCTGCTCTTGGCCTTCGCGCTCGCCGGGCTTGGCCCGTACCGCTTTAGGCTTGAACAGCTTGAGTTCCGCAGCCTTCACGACGCCATTACCCCTTCGCGAATCAGAATATCCTGGGTGCGCATGACGCCCTCAGCGTGCCAGTGGCGTGCCGTTGACCGGTCATCCTCGCGCCGATTGTGGCTTCGGCCATCGACATAGTCGTGACAGGCCGAGCAGGCCCAGGCGCCTTGGAAGTCGTTCGGCTTGCAACTCATGCCGCTTGTACCTTTCAGACGATAATGCGCAAGCACGGTGGTTTCGGGATTGCCATTGCATACGCCGGGTACGCGCACCTGGCAGTCACGGCCGCGGGCGGCCTTGGTCAATTTGGTTTGGCGGATGCTCATGGGCGTGCTCCCGATACTTTCGAACGAAGGGTTGCCAGGGCGGCGCGTGCCACCTCTGGGTTGCGCGGCGCGGCCGGCGCGGCGAGCTCTGCCACCGGGACAGCACCCAGTTGCTCGCCTTTCCAGATCTTCCGGCACTGCTCCAGGTAGTGCTTTTCGAACGAGGCCATGCCCGGTTCGCGGGTGAGCAGCGGCAGGCTCTGAAAACCGGCGGCGGCCGTGGCGTGGTACACGGCCGGGTGCATCCACTTGGCATCGGCGCGCATGGCTGGGTGGCAGTTGTGGAGGCCCTGGGCATACGCCTTCTCGACACTGGGCAGACCCAGGCCTTCAGGCGCAAAACACCAGCTCACGAACTCGCCGGGGGTGGGCACGAATGCCCGCTTGCTCGCGCTCACAACGCGCATCCCGTGGTCGATCTGCTCCATGCGGTTGATGCCCGCGCGCATGAACTCGGCCAGCCATTCCAGTTTGGAAGCGTTCATCACAGCCTCGGTCGGCCACGACTGGCGCCAGGCGCCGCACGCGCCCCGCAAGCGCAGGAACAGGTCGTCGATTACTCGCTGGGTGGCTGGGTCCACTGCGACGGCGCCGGGCTCGGCAGGTGATTGATACGCTGGGTCGGTACGTCGAGTCGCGATGAGTTCGCGGACGTTGGTAGGCTTGTTCACAGGCGAACCCCCTTAGCTGCCCAGTTGGTCGATTCTTCGCCCGTGGTGGCGCTTTCGGTGGCCTGTCGCTTGATCCACTTGGCCAGACGGTGGTGCCAGCCGCCGTCAGTGTCGCGGATATCAGGCTTGGCGATGTGGAAGCCCATAAACGACCCGAAGGTTTCGTCAGTGAGCATCACGGTTATCCCCATGATCTTGAGCTGGGCAGCCAGAGCGGCGTGGTTGACGGCCCATTCGACGTGCATCGAGAAGCGCTGGCGACCTTCGGCAGATCCATCCAACGCTGCAGCGGCGGCCAGGTCTTGCTCCGCTACCACATCCGAAATCTCGTGCGGATGCTGCTGTTCGGTTAATTGATGGTTAAGTGATGTATTGGGTGCAATGGCTGCACCCCGTTCTGTCGTAGGTTGCACCCCGTTCTGTTGTTGGCTGCACCCCGTTCCCTCTTCACGGGGTGCATCTGCTGCACCCCGCTTGAGCATCAAGTCGTACACCACCGGGCGGCGGTCATGGCGATCGATGTACACTGCGGCCAGGGCCTGATTGCCACGAACGATAAGGCCTTGGCCTTCGAGCAGATCCAGCTTCGAACGCACGGTGCGCTCGGACAGGCCAGTGTCTTCGGTCAGGGTCTTGGCAGATGGGAAGGCGCCACGGCCATCAGCAGCGGCGTAGTTGGCCAGGCACAGCAGCACATGGCGCGCGCTCGAGTCTTTGCCGAGGTCGCGGCGGGACAGTGCCCAGGACATTGCTTGAACGCTCACAGCGAGGCTCCAATATTGTTCTCAGCCAAGCACGCGAGGCCTTTCGGGGTGATGAAAGGTAGGTAAGCAGCACGGGCGGCGCCGGTTTCATTTCGATGGCTGGCCCCAAATTTGGGGGCAGTGATTTCGAGCCGGGCCAGCATCCGGCGGATATCGCACATGACGTGGTCACGACGTTTGCTGATCTGTCCGGACGACTCTCGCAAGGACATGACATGACGTGTCATGGTTTGGTGATTCTGAATAGATGACGAACTGTCAGAGGTATTGCGGGGGGAGATCTGTATGTGCATAATCGGCCTACATCAAGTAACACGCTGTTGAAAGAGCCGCCCTGCCAGGCGGTTTTTTTGTGCCTGAAATTCAGGCTGTACGGGCGTAGGGCGCATCCGTGGTAGCTTTTTGCTCCACACAAAAAGATCGCGGAGGCCGGACATGGAAAAAATCAAAACTCTCTGGGCCAGCTGGAAGGCCAAACATTGGGATGACGAATGGCGAGTGTTGGATGAGCCCATTCCATGGGTCCAAATTGATCGGCCGCCATTGCGTAAATTTTGGGAAAAGCACAAGCAATGGTTATCCAAGGTGCTCCCCTGGCTTGTAGGGCTGATCGGTGGAGCCTTGATTCTTAAAGCTCTTGGCTTGGCTTAACCGCCCATCCAGCACAGCGGCCCGGGCCTCGTCCAAAAGCCTCAAGCGGTCCGCATCTACTGTTGTCGGATCAAAGCTAATGTGAGTCATAGGGAACGTTGTGGGTCCCTCACGCTTCGAGGTGCCCGAAACAAACCCAGCGAAGAAGCAGAAAGCGGAAAGCCCGAAAACTCCGCACGCGATCAAGACGCCATCTACAATCATCGTTCTGCACCTCTATTTACTGGTTAAAACAACAGCCCTGCGGGGTAGCTACTCTCGCGGCTGCCGCACAGCGATAATCCCTCCTAACCCTGGCTCAAGCAGCCGATGGGTAGATGTCGGGTCTCAGCTCATATCGCGGAACCCCTGTTGCCTTCTCGATTGGCACAGCGTGACGAGCAGGGATCCCCCGGGTTTTCCAGTACGAAACAGCCATAGGGGTAACGCCGAGGATTTTGGCCAAGGCTTTGCCGGAGCCAACGGCACTGATTG